TACGCTCTTCTTCAGTCATCTCAGGTTCCTGAACGTTAGTGGTAGATACGCCAGTAGGCGGACCGCCCTTGTCCCACACGCCAACCTCGCAGATCGCGATGTGGTCGAGCAGTTTTGGGTTTCCCTCTATAAGACCCTTCTCGCCGTTGTCGAGGGTTACAACGGTGTTTTCCAGCTTCGGATTGCGGAACACGACGTTGGGCGACGTGGACAATTGCTCGTTCGACATCATCGTCGCCGCGGCTTCGTTGTAGATGCGGACGATCGCCCAGACCTCGTCGCCCTTGATGTAGGGCAACATGACCGATCCAACCGAGCGCTTCTTGAACTCTTCCGAATTTAGGTTGCTGTTCTCTGGATGGTCGACGATGACCGGCAGGCCATTGCAGCGCGCCAGGAAATCATCGTTGAGGTATCCCTCTGGCGGTCGATAGACGTATTCCTCGTCCTTCGATCGGTACGATGTCCCCGTTCCCGTGATGCGAATATCGAATAACCACATGTTCACGAAGAACTGCGGCGACGAATACTCGCCAGCGACCATCGCTCGCGCGAGGTCCGTCTCTGTCATGTGCGCTTTGCGGATCGCCTTGAACGCGTCAGACTCAAGCACAAAGAGGCAGCCAGGATGCAATGGCTCAGGCCGTGAGCCGAGCGGCGACCAGACGAACTCAGTGCTTTCATCGCTCAGTGCGACGTCGAATGGCCGGCACTCGTGATAGAACGTCGTGAACTCTACGTCGCCGTCGCTTGTCGTGCCGAGCTTGATCAGTTTTTCCGGTTCATACCCAGATTCTTCTCGTGTTTCACGTCGGGCAGCTTCTTCTGGCGTTTCACCAACTTCGATGTGGCCGCCAGGGAATGCCCACTCGCCAGGGTGATCGCCGCCATTGCCGCGGCGTAGGAACAGTACATTGCCGTCAGCGACGATCAGCGTTCCCGCAGCCTTGACCGTGTCGCCAAGACTGTATGCATCGCCATCGTCGGCCGAATCAGCCCTGGCACCGTGCTCGCCGTATTGAACGCGCACAACAACCGGATCGGTCGGGGATTTTGGCGGCACCACACCAACAACCTTCATCTTGGCATCGCGCGGCAGCAATATTTCCCTTTCGTGTGCGTTGCGAGAATGTTCGGCCATATCAATGCCGGTAGCGCCTTCGCCAGTCTCGATCTTGAGCACCACGCCGCCCATTCCGATCATCTTGGCAACGCCAGCCGACTGCGAGGTCGAAGCGAACGCCGGATCGGAAATCGTCATCCCCTTGTTGATTTCTCCGTTGGGGAACAACTTCTTTGCCGCATCACGCGACATGCCGCGATAGAGCGTCGTTCCGCTAGAAAGCGGACTTTTCGAGATTGCACTATCCAGCCGTTTGACCGATGGATCGCTGGCGTTGCCGTCGCGAAGTTCCTTGTTGACGCGCAAGAAGTCATCGCCCGAATAAGACGAAAGGGTTGATTTCTCGTCTGAGGTCAACTTTCCGCTACCGCCGCCCGAGCCAAACTTACCATCGGCTCCGCGCGGGTGATCGGACTCATTGAATTCAGCGTCAGCCTTTCTGGCCACGCTATACGCAATCGCTACCGCCTGCTTCGGATCTTTCCCCGCGTCGATTTCGGTCGCAATATTCTTGCTGATCGCCTCTTTGCTCGATCCTTCTTCTAATGGCATATCAAGCCCTCATTGCTGCGATCTTCGCGCGCACGGCGGCAAGTTCATCCTTGCCTTTCTGGGTGATCATGTCGTCCGGCAAGTCCCGGAGGTTGTATAGGTACTCATAGCTGCACGAGCAATACACTTCCTCTGCAGGCTGCGTTATCTGATCGGTGTAACCGGCGGGGCCGACCTTCATGAACCCCTTCTCGATGGCCCAATTGCTGCGGATCGCATAGACTCTGCCGTCGCGCTCTTTGTGATCGGGGCGGAAGTTGTAGCCGGCGCGCCTGAACTGCGAATGCCATCGGGCGGCAATTGCGCCGCCGTCCGTCGCGATGATGTCGTTGAGCGAACTGACAAACTTGGCCGACTGATCAATCACACATCGGCGCTCTTCAAACGACAGCGAGGTCAGCGCCTTGCGGATGTTGTCCTTGACGTCCTTCGTTTCGACCGCACGACTTCCGCCGGCGGGGATCGATGAAGCCCATCCAGCGAAGCGTTGCGCTGTCTTCTCGACCATCGCCTCACGGTTCAACTTGATGAGGCTGCGGGAGACCATCATGCGACGGTCCAGTTCGCCGCGCAATTTGGGCTTCAGTCGGTCGATCGTGAAACGCGGCACGCCCGGATGTTTCTTCAGGATCTGACCGTCGTCGACCATCCGCTTGTAGATGCTGCCGAGTGCGCGCGTCAGCTGCTCATTCAGCACACTTTCAGGCGTGAGGCTTTCGGCTGCAGCACGGCGAATACGGTCCGTCCAGTACTGCAACCGTTCCACGCTGTCGAATCCGTTCTCCTCAAAATCCCTGATCGCGGCGGTGACGGTTTCGAAGAAAGTTGCCATCAGGAGCGGCCGGAGAATGGAGGCGGAGCGTCAGGATTTTCGGGAGGCGTGGGCGGCACGTAACTCCTCAGATCATCGTAATCAAGTTCCAGCGGATTCGAGAACAGGTGCTTCGACTCGTTGATGTTGCTGGCCGCCCATTCGACCAACCTGGCCTTGTTGTCCGGGTCGAGGTTGGGTAGAAGCACTTCGATCGCTGCGATGATGCTTTTGAGCTTGATGTCGTCGACTTCGACGAGCTTCGATTCCGGCTCCACGAGGAGGGAAGGCCATTCAGCCTCGAAAGCATTCGCCCAGTCGTAGAACGCCTTGTGGTACGGGACGTTCTTGTATTCTGGAACCTCAGCTTGGATCGTCTTGTAAAACTCCTCAGTCCACGCAAGCCGCATCACGATCCGATCAAAGAACGTGAAGATAGGCTTTGCCGTCTGCTGCTCGTGCTCGATGTAGCGAACAATGTCCTTGGCGTCTTCCGTGCCTTCGCCGAATCCTTCCGCGTACGACTCGGAGTTGAGCAACTTGGCTGGCTGCGGGACAGCAGCAGCGATGTTCTCGAGGATGTTCTTCCGGGCCGTTGTGAGTGCACCGTCAGCGTTCAGCAGATTCAGCGTCTCAATTCCCTCTTCGGGAGTAATGTTGATGACGTTGTTGGTCTGCGCCTCCTTGACGACGTTTCGCTTGATCCCCTGAAACACAGCCATCGCGCGGTCGGCGATCGATCCGGCCTGTTTCATCTTGGCGACGATGACGCCGACCTTGCGGGCCACCATATCGTCGGCCACCATCGTCTGAACAAACGACTTCAGCGGAAAGAGAGCGCGCTGATAGACCGAACGGCCGGTGTAGCCGTAAGCCGAGTTCGTGTACTCGATGTACAGCGGGTCTTCGTTGAAGAAGACCAGCGACCGGGAGGGGTGATATGCCTGTCCTGCGGCCGTGATAATGGTGGGCTTCTGGAAGTCCGGCGCGTTAGGGTCCTGATTCAGCACCAGCGACCCGGCAGTGTTCAGCGGGTCGAGCGCATTGAAGTACAGATCTTTCTTCGCGAGATCTTCGGGTTTGATCAGCGTATTGGTATCAACGCCTTTAGCGCCAAAGACCAAAGCTGCAGCGCCATAAATCTTGGCCAGGCGCCATGTGTTTGCGATGTATTTGTTCGCTCCGATCTCGTCCCACTTTCGTTCGAAAGCCTCACGAATCCTTTCCTCTGGGCTGTTCGGAATCGAGATCGTTCGCTTCTGGCTCATCGCCAGTTTGATCGGCTGATCTACGATCTTTGAGCCGAGCGGATGAAACGCGTAAATCGTCTTGCACAACTGGTACGACGGCTCAGCACCTGGAATGATGTCATCCGCCATGAGCAGATCAGTCAGGCTCGAGGATAGCGCCGATCCTGTGATATTGATTTCTGCCATGTGGTTTTGTCAGTTACAGGCCGTCAGAATCTCCTAGGCCGATTGCAATGCCGTAGACGCCCGTGTCGTACAGGTCGTCCGCCTGGTTGGGAATGCCCAGCCGATAACCGAAGAACTGGCTAAGGAAGTGGTTTTGAGCCCGCCCCTTGTATTCAACAATCTTGTTGTAGGCGTGCTCGCTGATTTTCACGTCGCCGCTATGGACAAAATCGGATACGCCCGTGCCGCGGGCGTCTTTGCTCATGGAGGTCAACTTGCTGTCGATAGCCTGAGCAGGCCAGCCGCTACGTGCCGCCCGCTGAAGGAGCGTGATACCGCTGCCCTTGTCCTCAACGAAGCTCCCGGCACTACCCATGCGCGCGCCGCAGAGCCTCGCCAGCTCCTCGACTCGCGACATCACGTTCGGGAACCACTCGGCGATCAGGTCACTCTCGATCTGGGTTATGTCCCAATCGAGAATAATCAGTTTGTGCCCGATGTGACGATTGCGGGCGAAGTAGGTCACGCCCGTGCCATCGTTCTTGTCACCCGCCTTGAGAGCAGAGTCGAGAATGGCGAACACATAATCGCAGCGCTGCGGCCACGGCACCGGAGCGCCGTCGACCAGCATGTTCTCGACCTTGAACAGCGTGCCCTCCAGCGGACGTGGCAACTGCTGATAGAGCGATGCCCACGTGCGGACGTTGTTCTGAAACTGCGCCCAGTGCTTTTCGGTGAACCATTGCGGCCACAGGTATTCGCCGATCTTTCGACCAAGCGGGTCGTTCTGGACTTCGCAGCGCGCCTGCAGACAGACGACTTCCCAGACGTTGCCGTCGCGGCACATGATCGGGCCGCTTTCGCCCTTCCAGTCTTCAGGAAGGATGCGGCCGGCGAGGTCGTCTTCGTGCCAGCGGGTCTGGATGATGACGACCCAGCCGCCAGGGATGAGACGAGTTTTCAGGTCGTCGTTATAGGCATCCCACGTCTTGTCACGGATCGTTGGAGAATCAGCCTGCTCGCGGCCCTTAACCGGGTCATCAATGATGATGCCGTTGGCGCGGTTACCAGTGACGCCGCCGAGAATACCGGTCGCGATGTACTCGCTACCGTTCGTCAGCGAAAATTCTTGTGCTGCGGACGATTCAGTCGTCAGTTCGCAGCCGTAAATCCCCTTGAACCGCTTCTGCTTGATGATCGAGCGGGTACGGCGTCCCATCTTGCGGGCGAGGTCGTCGCCGTAGCTGGCGAGAATGACCTTGCGATTCTTTTCCGCGCCAAGATACCGCGAGGGGAACACGACGGAAGCGTAAGTCGATTTCGCGCTACCAGGCGGCATGAAGAACATGGCCCGGCCGTGCGGCGTCTTGCTCACCCTCTCCATCGTCTCGAGAATGAGGCGGTGGTGCTGCGCCATCGTCGTTTCGATAGGCTCGAAGAATTCCGTGTCTGGATCTTCGCCGGCAGGCTTGCCCGGTATCTCGATGGCTTGGGCGTAGGAGAGTACGTCCTCTCTAGCCCTGCGGCGTATCCAAAGTTCTTGCGCCGCTTGCTCCAATGTAGGCGGCGAGTTCGTCATCCGTCATTTCCTGGGCGCTCTTTGTTGGGATCAGTGGGGCGCCATCCTTGCCAGTCATCTCTCGACGATTTGTAAATGAGCCGCCCGATTCCTTCGCCGCCTGCTCGAGCAATTGAGCGGCGAGGGCGGCATTGCCGCGAGTTGCGGCGTTCTGATAAAGGTTGTTGAGCGCGCGCAGCCGGAAGTTCTGATTAGCAATCGGGATAGAAGCCTGATCCTCAAGAAACGCCTTCCGAGTCGCCTCGAAAATTTCGCGCCACTTCTTGCTGAGGTTGCGCCCCATGAACTTCGTCGGGTCGTAAGTCGACACCTGCATCCGGGTAATTTCTAACCCGAACTCTTCCTTTACCGCGTTCGCTACCTGCGTAGGAGTGTCAAAGCACGCCAGCGCTTGCACGACGAACGCTTTCACGTCATCTGTGAGCGCTGCCATTTTTCAATTCTCTGTAATGCGCGGGTAATATTTACGCCGCCCGGAGCATGCATGTGCCGCAAGCCTGCGCGATGTTGAGGTGGCCGACTTCGGGAGCGCGGCGCGATGCCTCGATCAGCTTGGCCGTTTCGCCCGCTCCTATGCCGTAGCGGCGGACAATCCCGACGAACTCTTCCACGTCGTGCGATCGGATACCTAGCTTTGGCAAGCCGTCCTTGGTGAATGCTGGCGCACCGAACTCATCGACCTTCTGCGCTATGTGATAGAGCTCGTGTTCTATCAGCGCGCACCACTCTACGTCGGAGCACTCGTTGGCGTACATAGCATCAAGCGTGATGAGGTAGGTCGGGACTCGCCCGAACCATTCGTGCATCTGTTGCTCTTGCCTGCCTTTCTGCCAGGCGCCACAGCGAAACGTCACTTCTTCGCACTGGCCCACCACGCGGCGCATCTGCCGGCTGTTCTCTTGCGCAGCCCAGAGGAACTCTACGTCCGCATCTCTGAGGTGCTGGTGATCGGCGTTGTAGAGCGGAGAATGCTCGCTGTGCAGCGTCCTGGATACCCATTCGGCCACACCTTCGGCGGGCATGAAGCGCCTGAACCAGTTGCCTGCGTCGAACAGCGATGCGGGAGGCCGAGGGCGCTCAGCGAAAGCTTTTATCTCGGGATCCGCCTTCTTGCGTGCCATTCGTTTTTATCCGCTCGTGGCGCTTTCGAAGATCCACTCATTCGGAGCGCTTCGTGGTTCGGATCAATTTCCTACACACTGATACGCGATGACGTCAGTAGTGGCGCCGGAGTTGAACGTCACGGACGATGCCGAAGCATTTGTGGCACGCACCGCGCTATTCGTAGATGTGTTCGTCGCCGTGCACACGTAGGAAGTCGTGTTGCTAAATATAGCGTTGCCGGTAAAGGTCGCTGTTCCCGTTCCGGACGCGAGAGTCACGGTGCCGGTCACTATGTGTGGCGTTGTAACCGCAGTGCCGTTGGCTGAATAAACGTTCAGCGTGCCGCTACCTGCTACCAGCGCGCCCGATACAGCCATGTTGCCGGTATGAGTCCAGCTTCCCGTGCCGCTGTTGGACGTGATAGCCGTGATGCCGCCAGCTTGGCCTCCACATGCCGACATCCAGGGAAGAGCAGTATCTCCGGCGTCATTCTTGAACCGGAACCGCATACAGCCGGTGATAAATACTGCGTCGGACGTGCGATTGTTCGCCGTCAGCGTCTGGTCGAAGAAGGTCGCGCTAGCGAAGTTAGGTCCGCCGCCCAGAGCGACGCCAGAGTTGGTCGGGCCCGCAGCCTGGGTGTTGTTCGTGGAGTTGAGGCTTCCCTGAACGTTGACATTGCCTGTCACGCCCAGAGTACCGGCTATTGTGCCGCCCGACTTGGACAGATAACCGCCGAAGTACTGCGCGTGTGCCAACGCAGGCAGCAACAAAAGAATGAGTGCGAACTTGCGCATTCAATACCCCACAACGGCGAAAGTGGTGCCGGCCGCCGAGCCGATACCATTTAGAGCATTCGTCGGCCCGAACGGCAGCGACAGAGCAGCACCTGGAGCGATGGCAAAATCCGAAGTCGTGGCGGTCGCGCCAAAGGAGACATACAGGATCTGGCTGGCGTGGGTGTTTTGCACCGTTACCCAACCTTTATATGTGCCGGCCGCAATGAGCGGTGCCGAGGTCGTGCCAACGCTGTTCGATGAACTGACACCGGCTTTCGATGGGCCCGCTACGCCGCCACTACTTCCAGAGCCAGAAGTGATGTAGACGGGAATTGCCCCTGCGGGATTTCCTTGGTCATTCGGGTAGGTCATCGTCTACTCAGAAGTTGATGCCGATCTCTCGGCTATACCCCGCGATCTGGTGGCGAGGTATAAGTTAGGCGGCCGGGTTCAAGCGGCAGTAGTGCACGAAAACCCACCGAGTCCGCAGGGGCAGTCCGTGTGTGGGCAGCAATACCCCATGATTGGAGCCAACTCGATGTTGCATTTGCCGCAGCGAGGATTGGCGCTAACCGCCGGCATTACCGGGATGAACGGGTATTGTGGTGCGATCGTCGGTTGCGAAGGGATCGGACCGAATGGCTGACGTGCATCGCGCTCCTTGGTCAGGATGGCGACGATGCGCTCAAGTTCAGCGACGCGTTGCGCAAGGGAGCCGACGTCGAGTGTCTTTGTGCCTTCGCTCATGATCCCATCGCCTCAGCCGCACTGCGCTCATAAAACCGTCCGCCGATCATGGCGTGGTCGCGCAACTCAATGTATTCAAACTGCGTGTGTTTCTTCTGCGTGTCGACGTGGCACAGCATGAAGCCAAGCGCCCACTTCTCGCCGGCACAGTACGTCGCCGCGCGAGCATGCCCGCAACCAAGCTGGTGCCATTCGCTCGATCCGAACTGCGGCGAGTAGAACGGCCAGACGATGTGTTTATGATGGTGACCATTGAATCCCGGCACGCCCATGTTCCGGCCTTCCGGGAAGTGATGCGCCATCAGGCAGTCGTACATGACGTGATAGTTCTTCGCCAACTCCTGCTTCATGTCGCGCTCGCTGAACGCAGCAAGATCCATCCGGGCGATGTAATTCACCTGGTAGGCTTCGAGGCCCAGCAGCCTCGGCACCGTGAAGCCGTGCAGATCAGACAGGACAACCTTGAGCGCGGGCGTCGCTTCGCCGAGGTGGCGAATGAGGCGCGCTTCGTGGTTGCCCTCAATGTAGACGATCTCGGTGTCAGGGCAGGCGACACGAATGTCGTTCAGGAACGCGTGCAGCCACTTGATGCGGCCGATCACATCCCATTCGCGCGGGTCGACGCCGTACTTGCCGAACTCGGGCAGGTCCAGTGCGTCACCGTTGATGACGACCTTCTCAGGCTGCACCCGCTTGGCGGTATCGATGAAGCAGCGGCGCCAGAAAGGATCGCACTCGATGTCGTGAATGTCCGACGCGACGAGAACTGTCTGGAAGCGCTTCGAGCTGGGGCGCAGATAAGCGTCTTCCCATCCCGATTTCTCGACGTTCATGCGGCGCTGCACGTCCTTGCTGGCGTGCTTGGCAATCGCCCGCTCGAGCCCGTGTGCGTGGCGCGACAAGACGATACCTGCCTGGCGCTTGAACTCGTGGAACGTGCCGAAGTGCCTATTCCATGTGGATTCGGAGATTTCCGAGTGCACACGGAAGTAGTTCCGGCTGATTACCTTGTCTTCGTCGATCTTGGCGATGCGCTGAAGTTCGGCGATGCAGTCGTCTGCGGTCCAGTCGTCGCGAAATTTGCGCTCATTCTCCGACAGCGGGACCTTGATCTTGCCACGGAGCGTGGATTCCGGGATTCCGAGCTCGCGGGCTGCCGCACGGACGCTGCCATGCTCTTTGACAGCCTTCTTTAGCTCGCGAATATCCACGGTTTCCCCTTAAGACGTCAATTTTGGTTTGAACTCAATGCACCAGTCGTCCGGATTGACTTCGGGCCACTCAGCGCTCGATACGCCGGTTGCAGGGTCATAGACGAACACTGGCGGGTAGCGCCGGCAGCGCATACCTTCCGTCCTGCTGCAATGGACGGCTCGACATTCTTTACAGATCTCCGTGCGCTCAGCGACGACTTTTACTGTCTTGCGAGCTGCCATCGGAGATCCAGAAGAAAAAAGCCCGCAGCCTTTCAGCGCGGGCAGAGTAGCCAGGGGAAGCTACTAGCGAGGAGAATTGGGTGAAAGCTACTTTGTCGCAGACCGCGTGACCCGCAGGTGGCTATCGCCAGGCGCGTCGCTAATTTCACCTTCGTGTATGCCGCCTTGGTAGGCTGCTACGTGCGATTTAACGGCGGCCCTCCGGGAAGGTTCTGTGCGCCGTACTCTTTACCCAAGCCCGTTCGGACCAAGGGCGGCATGCATGAAGGTCGCACGTTACGGGTTCGTGCATCCGGCCTATCTTCCGGTCGATTTCGCTGAGTCAGCGCTTTCGCGGACCCAGACTCAAGCCCCGAAGGGATACTCTGGCGGGCAGCGGCGGAATCGAACCACACCCGGCTAGGATTTGGAATCCTGCCTGCCCCCTGCGCTACCACCCATGTTCTGGCGCATCCCTGCCGGAATCGAACCGGCTACCGTACCGCCGTCAGCGCGCATTTAGTCACGTGCGGTCACAGACAACCTAGACAGGATGCATTGAAGCGTACGATTTCTTACCTCTGTACGATTTTCCCGTACACGCTGCGGCAAGCGTACAAGTCACTAGTCGCCTTCCATCTGTTCGGCAATGTCCGCGCATACCTTGGATGCGCCGAGAAACATCGTCGACCACCACAGGTAAAACGCCGTCACTGGATTCATTTGGTCAATTCCCTCAATTCGTCCAGCTTCGCGATGTACCAGGCCCTCAACGCAGGATCGAGATTGCGCTGACGCTCTAGCGCCTGCTCAATGTCGTCGATGATTTTCTGTGCTTCAGTCATGAATTCTTCCGGGTCTTACTCTCCCGGCAGAGCGGCGTTGCGCCACGGCGGGATAACGGGCTACCGGGAAGCAGCCGCGGGGAAATCGAAAAGTTCTTCGGCTCGCTTGCGCGCCTCCGACCAGCCGGGCTTAACTGTCAGCGTTCTCCGCTTCTCGGCGCGCTTCTGTTCGTTGGCCTGTTGCGCCTGCTTTTCCTCAAGCACACGCTCGGGGTTCCCGTACATTCGGGATTCGAGGGGAGTGGGGAAGCGCATGACGGAGCCGGAAATGAAAAAGCCCGCGAGGCTTTCACCTGGCGGGCTATGGATTCTGTGGGCGCTTCTTCAGCACCACGGAAGTCAAGATACACGAAATTATCCGGGTTTACAACACCCCGCGAAAAATATTTTCAGCCTGTCTCGCCACGCTTTTTCCCGATCATCTGTGCGACTATTTTCGGGATTGTATCGGCGCTTCCTGATAGGTCGACCCAATCGCATTCAAACCGCCACTGAGTAGCCTGGTAGGTGTTGAACGAAGCCCGCATCGGCTCCAATGGGCTCGGGCGCGGTATCGTGGGCGCGACAGCGCGATAGCCGTTGAACTGCGCACGCACGTTGCCGAGCTCCTTCTCCAGCAGCCGCCAGCGCGCCCCGTCGAAGTCAGGGGTAGCTGCGTAGCCTGCCTCATAAACCGTGGTCAGAATCTCTTGGATGGTGGTCTCATTTGGCAGAGGGCTGCGGGACCACATGCTCAACAGTTGATATAACGCATCGTGAATCGTCTTGCCGCGCGTTGTCATTCTGCCCACTCCAGTTTCTTCCGCGTGGGCGGAATCGTCTCCAGCGTCCCGAGATCGATCAGTGTGAAATACCCTTCGCGGAATACCGCGCCTGTATCGATGTGATACACGTTTCCGAGCACGGCCGGGCGCTTGAGCGGTGTATGGCCGACGATTACCGCGCGGACATCTGGCACGCCCGAAACGTCTTCCGCTTGAATGCGATCGCGGCACCATAGAACGTCTTGCGTGATTGCCTTGAGTTTGTTGTTGCTGGTCACGGCGGCGAACCTTGTCACCATTTCGCCCCACGATCCACCGGCGACATCAGCATGGACAATCCCAACGAGACCGTCGGCGGTCTCAACTTCGATAGCGTACGGCAGAGCAGCGAGCTCGATCGCGTACTCCTGCTGTTCGGGCGGCGTCTTGCCGATCAGCCATGCGCCTCCGTTGGCGGCATAGTGGTATGGATCGCGGTTGCCAGGCGTGACGTATCGGATCGCCATATCTTCGTGATTGCCTTGGACGGCATGGAACCACGGCTTTGCGATCCACTCAAGCGCCAATTCGGAATCCGGGCCGCGGTCGACCAGATCGCCAACACTGAACAAGCGATCTACGTCTGGATCGAAGCCAATGCCGTCCAACTCGGTTTGCAGCAAGCGGAACATGCCGTGAATGTCGCCCACGGCAAAGTCGCGTCCGGACGTATTGCGTGCGTAATGGTGAACGAATGCATTCATACCGCTACCTCCATAACCTTGATGAGCCCGCGCGCCGTGAATTGCGGCACATCCGGGTATTTCCAGCGATACCCGTAAGCCGACCCCCGCTTTCCGGTGCAGGTGGAACAGATATGCGCTGCCGTGGCATTCGGCTTACCGTTCTCGCGCAACCATTTTGCCGCCGCTGGCGCATTCGCAAATCTCTCCCCAGTCTCGACGCAAATTACCGGGATAGACGCGGAGTTCTTCTCACCGAGGCTCTTGCCCGCAATTGCTAATGCCATCTTTTCGCGGTACTCGGCAGATCGTTCGATACCGGTCAGGGACGCAGAAATCCTAGCTCTAACATCGGCTCTCACCACAGCCCCAATTTTCGCCTGCCTCATTTTCTCGATAGTCGCAGCATCGCGAGGCTTACCTAGCTTTGAAAGTGATATAGCCGACGACTTACGCGCCATCACATCCGGTGGCAGATTCCTCTGTGCGGCGGCGCATCTCGCGCGAAATTCCGCACCCATAGTCTTACCCAGACGAGACGCTGACATTTTCGATCGCGTTTCAGCGCTCACTTTTCGCCCGCGCATGGGAGCCGTCGCAAACAGCGCAATGTTGTAAAGCCGTTTCCTTGGGCGCGCGTCTATCTGCTCCTGTTCCCGCGCATCCAATTGGTCGACAGGCACAAATGCGATCTTTGAGAAAACTAGCGCATCCTCACCGTATTTCTTGTATGCGTTTTGCAAACCCTTGCACGTATGACATCCCCTCCTCAACAGCCGGAGATGAGTGCGCCAACGGCGCTTGAAGCTCATGGCCTGCCCGATGTATTGCTTTCCAGACGGGCTTGTTATTGTGTAGATGCCGCAATCGAAATTCATCAAGCCACCTGCAATTCTTGTTTTATCAAGCCGCGCGAAACGAACATCGGGTAGAGCAGGGTCTTTGCCTCTTGGTAATGCCGGTGCGAATCCTCCTGACTGATTCGCGGGTTGCTCCAGACCGAGAATCCGCAGCGCTTGTTTTTCATCGATACCTGGATCGCCGCGCGTTGCTCCCAATGCAGTTTGTCGACACAAAGATCAACTTGCTCGGAACGATGCTTCCAGATTTTCGCTTCCGACATTGCCGATCGTTCTGCGTCGGTCAGCTTTCCGGGGATCTGGTAGTCGCGGCACGTGGGATCGCAGCGGGGGAAGCCAACCGCAGGCGAATACATATCCTGATATCTGTGCCAGTCCAGAAGTAGTTCTTCAACCTGGTTCGATTGGTCTTGCGTCATCTTGAACCCCGCACACACGATATTGTGGAAAACAACGCTTGTTAGCGAACATATTGTACATCAACAACGCTTCGTAGTCCTATTTAGAAGCGCTGTCAATCCTCAATTTTGCGATTATTCTTCGAGCCCCGTTGCGCCCATGAACGAGTAGTTCACGCCGTCATCTTTTGAGGGCGAGGCGGGTACCTCTGGTACGGGTCCATCCCTCCACTTCTTGTTATGCATCGTCGGCGCCACATACCGCGGACGGTGGAGGAGGTAGAGACCGACCAAGCCGCACATTGAGGCGACACCAAGGGCGTAGCCGACTATCAAGCCTGGAACGAATGCGCTCATGTCAGCTGTTCCCTTGGGTAACGATGGTTTCAGATTTATGGACGGTTGTCTTGCCATGGCGCTCGCTGTAGTTACGCTCCGTCGTGACAGTGCCATCGTCGCAGCGTGTGAAGTAATGCCAGTCTCCTGACTTGAACGCGTAGACCTTGCAGCCGTCCGCCTCTCGGATGATGTGCGGCGTTGCATCAGCGCGCTCCTGAGCCTCGCGCTTCTCCATGTCATGTTTCGCCCAGTCCGAAAAGAAGCAACCGTAGAGAAGGCCGCAACTCGCAGCCGCCATGAATACCCATTGCAATAGGGTGCTTATGCGGATCATGGTTGTTTCTCCGGATGCGCTTCTAGGAACGCCGCCATGCTCGTGTAAATTTTCTTGTCGCCATAGAAAACTGTGACGGGCCATGGGGTATGCATGAAGACCTGTATCGCGGTGATGGGATTAGCCCCTTCTAAGCCGAGAAGGCCCTCGCCATATGGGCCGGCGGTGAAAATCGGCGTCTCCAGCTTCGCCCGCAACGCCCGCACCTCGGCGATAAGGGCGAGAAGAACGTCTGGCGTCGCGGCCTCGGCATACGCGGCGTCATCGGGGTGCATCAGCATGTTGCAGGCAAATTCTTCTTCCGAGTACCAAGCCTCCTCGCCGATTTCTTCACCACGAGCGACCGCATCCTTCGCCAGCTTTCCCAATGCGTCGATGTCGATCATGGCTGCTCCTTTGCGCGTGCTGCGTCGATAGCGACATCGAGAGCAGGGTCATACATGCGGTCGCTCTTATTGGCGTCGAAGTAGGCTTGAGCCTCTGTTGCATGCGGCTCCTCGTCTTCCGGAATAAGGCCGGGTCCTTCGAGCGTGTTCTCAATCCATTCCATCGCGCCCTCAGCGCCTTCGCCGTGCTGCCACTCGATCCAGGCAGCCTGCATCGCGACCGTGTTGTTATGCATGATCGTGCTCATCATCTGACCGCTGCGCAGAAGCTTTGCGTTATCAACGCGCAACCGCTCACACTCCGCGAGAACCTTTTCATACTCCGCGTAGAGACAAAAAATGCCGTCATCGCGGGGAGCGGCTGATGCGCCGTATCGTTGGGGTTTGGTCATTTGGCTACATCCTCAAAGGAAATTCGCGCCCTTTCATCTCCAGCAGCGTCACTCAACTGCACCCGAGAAATTCCCGAGATGCCGTCATCTATCCAAATGAAACTGTCGAGCATGAAGGTAGTGGCATTCGGAACGCCGAGAAAATCGTTCAGGTCGTTGGCGAGTTCGCTACCGCCTCTCGCCAACTCGACCCATGCCCTGAAGTCCGCGAGGCATGCGTCGAGCGATTCGACAGGAATAGACAGGAAGTCTTTGATCGAGCTAATGTTGTATTCCTTGCTCACGCTGCCTCCCGCTTGAGTCGCCGGACTTCGGCCCTGTAGAACGCTTTCATCTCTTGAATCTCCGGTATGGTGAGCTTTAACGGGAGGTGAGGGCCTTCAAGGCGCTCGACCTCGGCTAGGCCGATCTTCTTCACCAGGTTCACGCGGTATGCAACGAGAAACCCCGACTGGTGGCGGTTGCACGGAAGACATTGTTTATGGACGTTGGCTGGGTCGAACCTCAAGGCCGGCGACGATCCGCGACTCATGTAATGTCCGGCATCCCATTGACCCTGCCATGACGCCGGGCGCCCGCATGAGATGCACGGCAAGCCAGCGTCCCGCATCCTGATCCAAGCATTGAACGCCGCCTGCAGTTCCTTCAGGTGAGTGCCGCGAGTCTTGACCTTCTCCTTCGCCACCCGAGTAGCCGCACGTTCCTCGCGCTTGGCTCTGGCTTCCTTGCGAGCGTTGGCCTGACGAACGAGGTCAAGGGCGCAGGGCACCGAGCAAGCTTTGGACATACTGCTGATCGGCTGAAAGGAGTTGCCGCACGACCTGCAACGGCGCGGCTTCAGTGCCTTCTTTACGGGGATGGAAGTGCGGATCAAGCTTCCCTCCACGCTAGAACCCAAGACGCCAGCAGAGCGGCTGCACTTACCCATCGCATGATTTCCCATGAGCAGTGCGGCGCTGCGATGATGACGACGCACAGCGAGAGAAACTGGCTTTGCTTCATGCGACACCTCGCGCCAGTTCTTCATATCCCTGCGGCGCCGGGTCGGTCCACTTCACATCCCGCTCAGCGCCGAACGCATACATAAGCTCAACCAAATCGCTCATCTCGCGAATCGTCATGTTCCGCGTGCGCGCACCGATGACAACGAATCCGCCGTCGATACCAGGAACGGCCTTCTGCTTTTTCAGTGCCGCTGTCAGAACGTCTTTCCACTCGTCGGAAGTCAGACTCTGGCCATACCATTCGATCTGGCGCGAGAGGTCGGCGAGCATCGCCCACATCTTTGCGTTCTGGTCCAGCGAGCGAGTGCGCGGTTTGATCTCGACCACGTAACCATCCGGAGCCTGAATACAGGCCCGCGATGCCATCTGGCGTGCTGTGGCGTGAACGAGGCGGAAAACTTGTCTGTCGCCGCTCATTTGACCTCCGCTATGTCCCGCAGCGCAAAAGCGCAGAATTCCTTTGCCTTCTCTGGAGTCGAGTAGATGTATCCGCTACCGGCATTGCCGTCATAGCCAACCATGAAGTCATCGCACAACCGTACGATGCTCTCAAGGCGTTCCCGGCTTGTCCGGGAGGTACGCTTCAGGGTCCCTTCATAGCTAAGCGTGGCCGCATGACAGGACGCCAGGTAGGACGCGACGCGCATCCAGTAATCACGCTCTTTCTCGAGCTTTTTGATTCCGTCGCTCACGCCTTCACCTCACTAGCCAGATACTCCGCCGTAGCCGTCGACATCAGAGCATCCATTGCAGCTTCGAGCGCGTAGAGCAGTTCCATTGAGGCTTTCGTCCGGAAACCTTGCGCGCTCGCTTCCTCTACCTTGCGGGCAAGGGCTCCGACTTTCACTACGTATTCAGCACTGTTTGTCATTCTGTTTGCCCTCTCCAGGTGAGGTTTTGATCGATAAGGCTTAGTCCGCCTTCTTTTTCCCGCCACACTTTTCCGTCCCACCACACGCGCCATTCATAGAGCCAGCCGGCGTCGAAAATGCAGGCTTCGAACCAGCCGATGCGAACAGGCTTCTGATGCGGCGGATACCAGTCAGTCACCATTGGTTGGCTCCGGTTGTGCTTGTGCCGCCAGAGCGCGGCGCTGTGCGTCAATCAGGATGCGGGCGAACTTGTCGGTCCCGCAGAAGATGTTGTTCGCGGCCATAATCTCGAGCATTTCCTTGTGGCTCATCCCTGCGACTAGTTGGGTCGGCTCTTTCAGATCGGTCCTCATGCGGCCTCCATTGGTGAATTGGTCAGGACGTTTCGGCCGGCGCGAACCATTGCATCAATCGTCCGCACAACCAGCGCATCCGCTTTGGGGAACCATTCGCCGTCGTCCTGAAAGAGCTGGTCCGACAGCCTGTCGTATTCCTCGTCGGTGACGCCTAGCGCTTCGGCTGTCAGATAAAACAGGCGCGGTGTCGATCCCGCCCTCGCTCCACGCCCGATCCCAACGACCTCTTCGAACAGGACGCCAGAGCCGCCCAACAATTCGGTGCGAATCGACTCCTTGCCCCAATTGAGCTGGGCCGCAAGGGAGGCGATGGTCATCGGACCGTTCGTCTTCATGGCGGTGATGATTTGGGCACGCCGAGCTTCATTAGGTCTGTGCTCGCGGCTCATGCTGCAGCCCTCATAGCAAAGAAAGCCTGCGTCAGCGCATCCGGACGTGCGCTTGTCATTACAGTGGTGGAGGGCGCGCGCAACTTTTTCGGTTTTGCCGGCGCCCGCTTCTCACGAACGAAGTTCTCGCCCGGACCGGCTGTCCATACGTAGATGCGCATGTTCTTTGCGAACTCGCTTTGACGGTCTCCGCTCACATGACACAACTGCATTTCCTTGCCTTGGCGAAGGAAGCTATCGACCGTCTCGCGCGTGCGACCGACTTCTTTGGCGAGCTCGGCGGAGGTAGCTGGCCCGATCCGATTGAGCGCGTCGAGAACGTCAACCATCGTTTTGGTCAGTTCCGGCATTTCAAACGCGCGGCCAGTGGGAACGAGCTTGACCGGGTACGTCGGAAGGAGGCCGGCATAGCCGTTCTCGATCAGGTATTTGCTCAGGCGGTGCGGGTTGGGATGCTTCGCCAGCCTCGACAACTGGATGAGGGTCAACGGGCCGCAACTATTGAGCAGGTCGATTGCGGTCCGGATAGAACGGATTTGAGTAACGATCATGCGCATCACGCACCTCACTTGATCATGTGCCGGCGAATGCCGGTGATGCCACTTGGCAATTGATCGACGGATTCACCCGATTCCAGGAAGCCCGAGCCATCCGTGCCCGATGCCTTGATGAAATCGACTTCTACCTTGGCGCTGTCGACCAGCACTCGCGCGACGTCGGCCACAGCGCGGGCGCGATCAATATCCATGGGGTTATCTCTGCTGCGAAGATCGGCCAGCGTGTCGAGAAGATGCTGACGGACCGTAGTGATGTTGTTGCTCACGACTGCTTCTCCTTCGCCTCGCGGGCGATGCGGTTAATCTGGCGAGTGATGGCGCCTTTGAGTTGAACGAGTTTGGCGAGCTCAGGAGAGCGCGAAACGGGATGGTTTCGACGTGCGAGCTCAGCGCGGCTGATGCACTCGAGCCCATCAAGGGTGATCAGTGCTGCATCTGCGGTTTTGCGCCCGGGCCTGAAGACGACGACGTGCCCACGCGGGATTACACCGTTAGCCGACTCCCACACGATCCGATGCACGCCGACCCAGCGACGCGCAGGCAGAATGCTTGGGTCGTCGGTGACCTTGCGCTCGAGATAGCCGTCCTTGCTGATACGCTCCGACCCGATTGGCAGGTAGTTCACTGACTCCGACGCTGGGCGTCCTGCCTTAAATTGCGTGCGGCGGCAGTTCTCATGCGTTCCGCACAGGCCCTTCATCCCTTCGTTCCAAGCCTTCTGACCGCGCTTGAACTGCGTCGCCTGCATGCGCGGATCGGTGCGCCCACGCTGGATGCGTCCGCTGTCGACGCTCGCGAAGTACTCCGCCGACTTCTTCACGCCGAGTTTTTCGGCCATCTGGTAGACGCTGCGCTCGGTGCGCCCCATCTGTTCCGCCAGCGTCCGCGTCAGCGCGTTTGGGTATTCGCGCTCGAGCCTGGCGACGTCTGTCCGAGACCACGGCATGCGCTTAGTTGTACTATTCAGTCCAGTTTCAGTTCTTTCACTCATCCCGTCACCCCTTACCGTTTTCTCTTAGCCCACGCAGCCATAAGTGCTGCCTTTATCTGCTCACTTGCCGCTTCGCCGAATGCCGTTTCCATGTCTTTCAGGTATCGTCTTCGCCATTCGAGCGGCTTTTCGGAGACTTCTTCGACAAGCTCTGTTAAGCGCTGCAGATCGTTAATCATCAGAAAGGCAGCCCGTCATCGTTGGGATCGGCCGCCTGCCTAACGTGTGCGATTGCATATGCCGCGTGCCACTCAGCTATCTCTTCTGCGACAGGCAGACCCGTCGGCACAAACCAGAACTCGTCCTCACGCTCTAGATAAAAGCCTCGGTTTTCAATCCAAGCAGCAAAAGCCAAGTGAACGCCGCCGTCGTGGCTGCCCGATTCGAAGCATCCGGCGCAGTCGCAGAAGACGGACAACCCGTCTGGAAATGACGTGGCCTGTTCGGCGCCAATCATCCAGCGTTCGCCTCCAGTGCATGATTCCCGCTTCATCGCCTTGACCCCCGGAAACGTGGCTCGAATGTCTGCGATCAGATCGTCAATGCTCATGCGGCCTCCTTCTTGCGGTGGTGCATGTTGTACGTGTTCGGCAGGACGCTCTTTTTGTACGGCTGGTAGCGCCCGCAAATGTGTTCATAAACGAACTCCACCATGCCAACCTTGCCGTTAGTCTTTTTGCGGACCTTCTGCACATGCACCTGGACGGGCGATCCGGTCTGTACAACGTCCCGATAGACCGTGATGCAGTTATCGGCCTTGTTTCTCCAGTGAGCCGACCCGCTAACGTCATACGGCGTTGGGACCGGGTAAGCGCCGCTTGTCTTGTCTTTCTGCAACTTGGTCGGGTGAGCGACCAGCCAGACGTGCACCTGATTCTTGCGCGCAAACGTGCGGATCTTCGTCAGCGCCTGGCTGATGTAATCCGTCTCAGTAACGTTGCCGTCGCGGGCCGGATTGATCTCGTTCCATGGGTCGATAATCAAACCCCGGATGCCGTGGCGAAAGACCAGTTGTTGAGATATCTCGAGCAGGCCGTCGACAGTGGGGTAGTCGGGCAGCATGAAATGGAAGTGATCGTTGATGAACTTCAGCGCTTCGCTCATCTCCTTGAACGACATACGATCCGTGAACCCTTCCATGAATGGCTTGCCGACGAACTTTTCCGCCATCTTCTCGACGTGGTACTTGAGCGGCTGATTTTCCGGCGAGAAAATCCCAAAATTCCAGCCGTAGTGGTTCGCCAGATTCAGGGCTAGGGCGTCCAACCACTCCGATTTGCCATGCCCAGGGATGCCCGTTACGAGCGTCCATTCGCCGGTCATGACGCGATACGTGTCGTCCATTTCTGCCCAGCTCGTCGACACGCCGCGTTCGGGGCCGTATTCGTAGTCGTTGAAGATCGATTCGATAATGTCGTTGACGCTGTATGTGCCTTCAATCGGCAACGCACGGGCGTTCTTGATGCAGTCGAGCAGGACGTCTGGGCCATGCGTCAGCAAAACCTCGTTGGCGTCTTTGCAGTGTTCCGGCCACACGACAATCAGACATTTCTCGCGACCGAGGCGGCGCACCAACTCTTCCTGAAGGCGCACGCCCGGCTCGTCGTTGTCGACGGCGATGATGTGCACCTTCACATCCTCGAGAGCCTTCTCAGCGAGAAAGTCGAATTTGTTGCTGTACGACTTTGAGTCGGCGGCCGGGGCGCCATCTGGCACAGAGACGCAACTCGTCAGGCCGGCCATCTCGACCGACAGCTTGTCGATTTCGCCCTCGACCCATATCAGTCCTTCGGGGTCTATGTCGTTAATGCCGTACAGGATGCGCTCAGCGCCGGATGCCATGCGGAACATCTTGTCTTTGCTGCGGTACTTGATGTTGACGACTTCTTCGCCGCGGTAGTACGGGAACATGATGCAGTCCCGCTCTTCCTCGACTTGGGGAAAGTAAGTCGAACCCTTAGCGATCTTGTTCCGCTCAAGAGCCGCAGCATCGATGCCACGCGTCCTGAACCATGCGACGGTTCCGTCAGGAACTTGCGCCGGCGCAGCGAATGCGGGTCTCGTGTAGACCTTGCGCACTTCCGGCTTCTGCCATTCGCCGCCCTTCAGCGTGCCACTCCAGCCGCAGTGCCAGCAGTTCCAAACGCCTTGTTCGGTGTTGACGTTGAGGCATGGATAGTTCTTTTTCTTCCGACCGGGCGAGCATTGCGGGCATGTCGTTTTAACTTCGATGCCGCTCTTGCTGCCCAGGTCGATTCCGAAATCAATGAAGGTCTTCACAGTACAAGCCCGCCCGTATTTCCTTGTTGTCCGTTCTGTTGACCGCGCCTCTGGTTTCTTACCCAATTCCGCCAAGTCGCCGGCCAATCCACCTTGCGACCCTTTGCGCCACCCTGTGCGATCCAGTAATCGCGAAACTGTTCCGCCACGCTTTGGACATCCAGATCCGGTCTCTCTGATTCGCAGAACTCAATATCTTCACCCGTTGGGTGCCAGTCGGCAGGCAACCGCGTAGCGCGTTGCGTCTCTGCTTTTATATCTTCTCTTCTCTTCTCTTCTCTGGTCACGCTTGTGTCACGCTCACTGCGTGACATTTGTCCATCTTCTTCCGTGACTCTGCTTCTCTGGTTTCTCTTTCTTTCTGCAGCTAAGCCCCGCGCCTTGGCGCTTTCGCCGTTGTGTCTGTCGAAGTTCGGGAATGTCACGCCGGACTCGTCTATCTCCAGCCACCCAACGGAAACCATCGCTTCGGCGAATCCGACGTGACGAACGTACCGATCTATCCAGACATTTGTCACGCCGGGAGCGTGACCATCGCGTGACTGCGTATCAGCCCATCCCCAGAGGTGATGCAACATGCCCACCACGGTGAACTCGTCGACCGACAGACGTGCAGCAATAGAAATGACTGCGGGATCATCCGCCAAAGCAATTCTCATCTTGATCCAATCCCCGGCCACTCACAGCCCCTTCAGGTCAAACAACTTAAAAGCCCAGTCGACCACCGGCTTGAGCCACATAGCGCGGCACACAAGCCACATCAGCGATCTCTTGAGCGCCGTTCTCATCTTTGAGCACCAACCTTCAACAAATAAGACCGCAGTCTCCGGATAGCCTCACCAGCCATCCGCGTTGCTGGCGTGTCTTCCTGGCACATCTGCATGCGATGCAGCAGTTCTGAAAGCGCTGCGAGATCCGGATCGGCGATCGGAAATACGTCAGTCGGCACCTTGATCGCAGCGATTGCCTTGGAGAGGCTTGTCTCTGCCCTTGAGAAACGCTTCATCTCAACCCCTAAGACAAACAATCACAGCCACCACCGGCAGCGCACACAGCACCGCCAGACAGATCCCGAACGTGACGGGCGATGCCATTACGCGGTCCTTCAGGGAAACGTTCTGGCGGGCCTGATATGCATCCCATTGGGCACGCTGGTATTCGTCGTGTTGATGGAGGTTCATGCTGCCCTCTGCGCAATAACTTCTTCCATGATCGTCAAGCGGCTTTGTCGATTCAGCCACTGCTGGACGCCCCAATTTCCTACTGCCCCACAAAACGCGCTCACCTTGTCTGCTGGCAAACTACGCCGAGCCGGCTTGTCGTCTGGGTGCAGGTAATCCGACACATGCGACGGATAGCACTCAGTGCGCTCTGCCAGGCTTCGCTGTGTCATCGCTTTGATTCTGCGATGCGCCCAAGCCATCCTCACTGCCTCGCGGTACGTACGGCATTCCGCGATAACCTCAGCCGGCAGAAACTCCGGCGCCCTTACCACACCTCCAAACAAATGCAGGTCGTCCATTTCGAAGCTCCCTAGTGAAAGATTCATCGGTTCCCGGTTGCGAAACCGGTTGATCGAGAGGGAAAATTTTTTGCATCTAGTTGACGCAAAAAATTCGAAGACTCTCTGATGAACAATCACCCCCAACTCCTTAAGCCACTGTTTTGTGCACCCCTCGTGATGAGGGGTGATGGCCTGTTATATGTTGTGCATCCTGCTTTATTTGGTTTTTCTAGCCGACCTCCCGCCGGTAATGCGGGCGGGCGAACACAAAACCTCGCGCATCGTCTTCCAGTCGATCTCCGGATTAAGGTCTTCGCACTTAACTCCTGTAACCTTCTCGATGAGGACGCAGCGCTCGAGCGGAACACCCCGCGTCATCCAGTTGGCGATCGTCTGGGATTTCGTTCCCTCGCCGAGCAATTCGGCGAGTTTCGTCATTCCGCCCGCCTTCTCGATCGCCTCGCGAAGGGCTGGTGCGCCGGGGTGTGGGTTAGGTGTCTTCGTCATGCTCACAAAGATACACGCAATGTGAGTTTTTTGCAATCACTTTGTGAGTTCACGTTGTGAGTCACAATGCGTGTGTGAACGGGTACGCTTCGCCCATGGAAACAACGAATATTCCGTGGCCTGTCATCGACGAAAAATTGACAGCGCTCGGCAAAAATCAGGCGTGGTTGGCAGTCCAACTGAGGACGGGGACTAACACGATTACAAATTGGAAGAAGAGGGGCGGGGCGCCAGTGGCGCGGGTCCGGGAAATCGCGGACGCGCTCCAGTGCGGGGTCGATGAGTTGCTCTCCGGTGCTGCAACTCCAGCGCACATTTCAGCGACTGCTGATGAGTCGATTAAGCGTCAAATCTCGGGCATGATTACCGGTTCGACCCACATAGCGGGCGATAACATCGGTACGAATAACACTGAGCCAGGACCTGAAGGGACGGGACCGTACCCGTTGATCTCTTGGGTTCAGGCTGGAGCCTGGGAACGAATCGTGGACAATTTTGCACCGGGAGACGCGGAGCAATGGATCGAAGCGCCGGTAAAGGTATCTAAGAGCTCTTACTGGTTGCGCGTGTGCGGCGAGAGCATGTACGACCCGACTGGCAAGCGCTCTTTCAAGGATGGCGACCTCGTATTGGTCGAGCCGCATGCTTACGCCGAGAACGGATCGCTTGTTGTTGTCCGTCTGGACGATGAGTCTGAGGCGACGTTTAAGCAGCTCATTGTTGAGGGCGGCCGGAAATTCCTGAAGGCACTCAACCCAAATTGGCCCAACCGTATCTTTGAGGTCAACGGCAACGCGACCATCTGCGGCGTAGTGAAGGCCAAAACCGAGGTCTTCTAAAGACAGTTACCAGCTGGAAACTCACTCGAGTTGTATGAAGCCCGCCACAGCGCGGGCTTTTTTGCGTCTGCACAACGCCTACTCACAAACCACTACACACAAAACTCACAAAATGTTTGACACCAAACTCACATGGCGTGTACTATTCTCTCCATACCAAGCAACACAGCGCAACGGCGCGACGATCCGGTGACAGCGGATTGCGATCTTTAACAACGCAGATGGTTTGAGTTTGATCAGTGCTGGCGCTGATGTCAGCAACGTCGAAAGCAGCCGCAGAAATGCGCGCTGTGAGGTCATTCGAGCGGATAGGGTCCGTACCAAGTAGACGCCAAGTGACGTACACCATGCTGGTAGGCCGCCAGAAGAATGTCGGGAATGAACGGCGTCCCGAGTCGGTGCCAGCCCTTGATCACATTCGAACCACTGCAATAGAAGGCATACCAGTAATGGCGGGGCCAACGCGCTACCCCGGAAAAGATCGGCGCCTATTTCTCAAGTGCCTGGCGCCCAGATGGCGCTAAAGAACACTTGAGGGATTGATAACCGCCGCACCTTAGCCGGAGCCAGCATAGCTGGGAGTAGCCGGAGTGGTGCGGCATGCAGTTTTTCGTGAATGGCGTTGCGCGGCTCTTTAGTGAGCTGGTGACGTGCGCTGGCAGACATGGAAACGGCGATGCCTCGGCATTTAGGTCCGCCCATAGCCGACCGGAAACACAGGCCGGTCTGCAGCGTCATTCACGAAGCACTGCAGTACTGAGGCGAACGCATTGCATTCCCTGCAAAGTAACTCGGCGTAAGGCCGGATGACTCGGTGAGACGGCGCCTGATAGCGCATAGATCATATCCCTGTACCCCGTTGCGGTATATCTGCGGCGCGGTTTAAAGATTCCGGAAACACCAGTAGAGAGCTTCCATGCATAGCGTAGTGCGTTCTCTTGAGTGCTGAATTGTCCTCCCCGAGCGTGAAAGCGTGTGGATGTCCTGCTAACCGGGTAAGGCAGGAACTGAAGGTGCCACCAGTAATAAAGGCGAACGACGTACGTCTAGTAGGCACTTAGCTCCGTCCGGCGTAATGGTCCGTTATCGAAAGAGCCATTCGACTTGCCGCCGTTAGCGGCACTGCATACCCCCCGTGAGAGCGGACTATGACCCCTTGCACCTGGCTGCCGGCGCATGGGCGAGTCGATGACAGCCTACACCTGCGAGCTTTGGCCGGCTGGATAGCGGGGAAGTGGTCATAGCAAAACCGGCCCCTCGGCAGTTTTGAGGCGTGGCGATTGCCGACTACATCCTGACGCCGCAGGGACTGGATGCCAGAGCGGAAGCAACAGTCGCCACGACCTGAGAGCTGCAACATAGCGCACTGAGTCGTACAGATTGATCCAGTCTGTACCGCTCAGCGCTGTTGAATTAGGACAACTTAGCTCAATGGAGCGAATCATGAGCGAGATCAAAGACGGTGGGCCAGCGTTTCCGGGCAACGCAACGATCAACCGAACCACTGGCGAACTTATGCCGCACCAGTTTGGCAACGACGACTTCGCGACGCTCGGAATGACGCTGCGCGACTACTTCGCCGCGAAGGCGATGCAGGCCGTTGTACTGAAGCAGAACGAATTGCACGACATCCAGGCGATGTACGACCGTTTAGCGCTTCATGCGTACAAGGTGGCCGATGCCATGCTCAAAGCCCGGAGCCAATCATGAACTGGCATCAGAACCTGATGGTAATCGACGGTCGCATGTACGCGGGCGATAAGTGGTTGGGCAATTTCACCTCACACTCTGCGGCCATGGCTGGAATAGCCGTCATGCGCAAAGGCAGCAGCGATGTCGAGATGACTGAGGATGACCGCGACCTTCTCGCGGCAATAGACGCGGACGAGGTCTAGCCATGAGCGCCGAAGCCTCCTCACTTTTCGAGTTGCAGCGCCTAGCAAGACTAGCTGGCGGCTCATTGATCGCTCATCTGTTGCTGTGTATCGCGGCAGACCTGATCGCCGAAGGAGTTCAGCGTGAACACTGACGCCTGGAGAAATCGCGCGATGACGGTGCGAGTAGTCGAGCACTGCGACCGCTGCAACACGCTGAAAGAGGGCGTCGAGAAGCGCGAGCACAAGAGTTACTGGCCGACGTTCGAGATCAGTCTGAAATCGTGTCTGCCTTGCTTTGAAGCTGCGAAGCGCGAGGCAGCAGCGGAATTCAACGTGACCTATTGCTGAGGTACACATGACAAACACGCTAATCGCCGCCGGCCTATGTGTCTGGTCAATTGCAGCGTTATTCGCTCTGGCGTTCATCCGCGGCGCGACCGGTCAGGACAGCACCGAAATCCAACACAGGGAGTGTGAGCAATGAAAACCGCACTTGACGAGTGGGTTGAATTCACCCGCGCATGGGTCGATGAGCAGATGCGGCAGCAGCGGGAGAGGGATGAGGCGGCGTTTTCGCATTTCATGCAGAAGCTGCTTGGGCCGATGGATTGATTCAAGAGAAGCCAGCGCGGCTCGAACAGCGTCAAGTCAGGTGGGAAGCCTGGCGCCCTGATGTGTGACGACTGCGAAGTGCTTGGACGGCGGTCCGGCTAATCCGCTCAGCGGAGGGAAATCGCATCAGTCGTCACCCGTCAGGGCTTACACCCAATCACATAGCAGTCCTCTGGAGATAGCCATGGGAAAACACTTCAATGCCGAGGTCTACCGGCAAATCTCGCCGCAAGAGCCGGATGACGACGAACCCGAATATTCCCCCGACGAAGACTGGGAAGCGGGCTTCAGCGACTGGAAGCACAACAAGGACGACGATCTGGCGACGGCAGTTAGGCGGTATTCGATGCCCATGCGCCACGTTCGCATCTGGGATGAAGTGGAGGTGGGGCGATGAGTCTGGACGTCTATCTGAACGATGCGGAGATGGGCTCCGTGTTCGACGCAAACATCACGCACAACCTTGGAGCGATGGCACGCGAGGCTGGCATCTATCAGCATCTGTGGAGGCCGGAGGAAATCGGCGTCACGAAGGCGGCCGAATTGGTAGAGCCGCTGACGATTGGGCTCGCTGACATGGTTCGTCGCCCTACGCACTACGAGCAATTCAATGCCCCTAATGGATGGGGCCTGTACGAACACTTTCTTCCGTGGATCGCGAAGTATCTGGAGGCATGCATCGCCCATCCAGACGCGACCATCGAAGTATCGCGATAGGAGCCGACATGACCACATGGGAACTCGTAGACGACAGCGAGGGTGTTGTCGTCCATATCTCGGATGCGGGACGCAAGCGCCTTTCGGACGAAGGCCTTCGCCGCGCTGCGAACGATAACGATTTATTGGCCGCGACCGCATTCGCTCATGAACTCCTCGCTGGCGCGGCTTGCTTCGGGATCGTCGCGGTGCTCGTTGTGATGGTCTTCAGGGGGCTCTGATGAAACAGCTTTTCTCTCTCCGCAAGTCGCTTCGCCAGTACGGGTCGCATCTAAATCGAGAGCAACGGCGCAAATGGCTTGAGCAGCGCGCTCGCCTGACGCCGCGTGTGCGTATCTCCGTCGCCTACATTCCGCCGAGCGTCGCTCGCCAGTTTGTGCAGATGGGAACGATTCGGGGTGCGGCATGAGCGATCACCAACCCGATTACATGGACTTGGACGACAACCGAGTCGCAATCGTCTGCCACCACTGCGGCAAGGATGCCGTGGTCATCACGCAGGATTTCGGAATCGACGACGGGCATCCGCGCGGCGTCCATCGAGACGAGCGGGACTGCTGCTCCGAGTGTGGGGAGGAGTTATGACTGACTTCTACGACAACGCCCTCCACGTCATGGAGAAGCAGGGCGGCGCATTTGTTCAATCACTCGCCCATTGCTATCTGATGGCCGATCCAGTCAACAAAGCAAAGCTGCGCGAAACGTTCGCCGGGTATTTCGAAGTGTACGAGGCGAGGTTTCAGCAGTGGAAGGAACAACAATCTAAGGAATTGGCATGAGCACAGCATTGACAGTGCGCCAGGAGTTCGGCGCTCAGGAAACAACCAACGCGCTAGTCGAAACCGCTTCGACCGCCATCGCGGCTAAGGCTAAAGCGATGGTCGAAGCCCGGTACGTGATGGCGATGCGGCAGCCGCGGAACTGGGATCAGGTGCGGCAGGACTTGATGAGCGAGTGCAAGCGCCCATCCTTCGCGCACAACAAGAGCGCGTACTACCGCAAGCCGATTGGTCAGGGTGTAGAGGGCCTCGGGATTCGTTTCGTGGAAGTCGCATTGCGTTGCATGAAGAACGTGCTTGTCGAGACGTCCATGACCTTCGAGGACGACGCCAAGGAGATCCATTGCGTCAGTGTGACTGACCTCGAATCCAATCTGACCTATCCGCTGGATGTGCGGGTATCGAAGACGGTCGAGCGCTCGAAGCCGGCCGACGACGGTTCGTATATCTCGGTCCGCAAGAACAGCTACGGAAAGATGGTCTACACCGTCCCCGCCAACGATGACGACTTGCTCAACAAGCGCGGCGCGTTGATCTCGAAGGCAGTACGGACGCTAGGTCTGCGGATCATCCCCGGTGATCTGCAGGACGAGGCCGAGGAAATCATCAAGGCCGTTCGCATGAACGAGGCCGCGCGTGACCCCGGCGCGGAGCGTAAGCGCATCGCCGATGCCTTCGCCGAAATCGGCGTGAAGGTCGAGGAGCTGACGAAGTACCTGGGCCACACGCTTGATATGTGCTCGCCGCACGAACTGGTGGATCTGCGCGGCATCTACGGCGCTATCAAAGACGGAGAGGCGACGTGGAAGCAGGTTATGGAGAACAAGGCGGAGCAGGGCGGCGACGATGCCTCGAAGGATGGAGCAAAACCGGCCGCCAAGGTTCTCCCGGTCTGCACCGACGAGCATTTCAAAGAAAAGACGCCAGAGTGGCGCAAGTTGATCATGGAGCGCAAAAAGTCGGTGAATGACTTGGTGGCCATGATCGAAACGAAAACCAAGCTGAGCGAAGACCAAAAGCTCACGATCGACGCATGGAGCCACGAAGATGAGTGAACGAGTAATTCACTCCCTGGAACAGGGAAGCGCGGCCTGGTTGGCCCATCGAGCGAACTATTGGAACGCGAGTGATGCACCAGCAATGATGGGCGTGTCGCCGTACAAAAAGCGCTCCGAGTTGCTGCATGAGAAAGCCACTGGCATCGCGCCGGAAGTAGACCAGCACACGCAGCGCCTGTTCGACGACGGGCATCGATTTGAGGCTTTGGCGCGGCCCCTCGCCGAGGAAATCATCGGCACCGATCTATATCCCGCTTCAGTGACGCGCGGCAAGATGGCCGCGTCGCTGGACGGCTTGACGATGGGCGAAGATGTCCAGTGGGAGCACAAGTCCCTGAATGATGAGATTCGGGCGGCTACGTGCGCCGCCGAACTCCCGATCTACTACCGCGTCCAGATGGAACACCAGTCCGAAGTATCTGGCGCGACGCGAACGCTTTTCCAGGCGACGCGATGGGACGCTGACGGCAACCTGCTGGAGGAGATGCACTTCTGGTATGAGTCGGACCCGGAGTTGCGCCAGCAAGTTATCGACGCCTGGGCGCAGTTCGAAAAGGATTTGGCCGAATACGTTCCCGCCGCAATCCCCGAGAAGCCCAAGGCCGAAGCAATCATGGCTCTCCCGGCGCTCGCCGTACAGATCCGCGGCGAAGTCATCGCGAGCAACCTGCCGGCGTTCCGGTCTGCGGCTGAGACTTTCATTGCGAACATCAAGACCGACCTGAAGACCGACGAGGATTTTGTTCAGGCCGACGCGACGGTCAAATTCTGCAAGGAAGCCGAGGACAATCTCGAAGTCGCCAAGAATGCAGCCATTGCGCAGACGGCCAGCATCGACGAACTGATGCGCACGGTCGATCATATCCGGGAACAGTTGCGGGTGAAGCGTCTCGCGTTGAACAGCTTGGTCGAGCAGCGGAAGAAGCAGATCAAGGAAAACGCCGTCGCCGAACGTCGCCAGAAGTACGCGGATCACGTCGCGGCGCTGAATGCCGAACTGGGCGACGTCAGCATCGTTGTGCCGGCGCCCGACTTTGTTGGCGCGATCAAAGGCCTGAAGACGATCGCCAGCCTATACGACAAGCTCGACACGGCGTTGGCTAACGGCAAGATCGCGGCGGATGCGGCAGCGAAGGATCTGCGCGCTAAGCTGGACCGGTACAAGCCGCACGGCGAGCATGCATTTCTGTTCCGCGATCTGCAGACGCTGATCCAGAAGCCGACTGAAGACTTCCAGTTGGCCGTCACGACGCGGATCGAGCAGCACAAGCAGGCTGAAGCGGAGAAGGCAGCGCAAGCCGCAGTGCAGGCAGCACAGGCATCGTCGAAGGCTGTCGAGCAGCCGCGCGAGCTGAACATTCCGCAGATTGCACGTCCGGCACCTCGCGTCGCCCCGACGAGCCCTCCGACGCTGCGCTTGGGCCAAATCAACGAAAGGCTCGCGCCGATCGCACTGACGGCTGAAGGCCTGGCAACGCTGGGTTTCAAACATGCCGCAACTGACAAGGCCGCGAAGCTCTATCACGAGTCGGATTTCGAGCCGATCTGCGCTGCACTGATGCGCCACATTGAAGCGGCACTGCATAAGCAAGCCGCTTAACCCTCCACGCACCACTCGCCCATGGGATGAAGCCGGAACACCCGGCGCGAATCTCCCGCAGATTGGCGACGTGGTGCGCCCAAACATCATTCAGAGGTAACGATGAGCCTTCACGAACTGTTCGAAAAGCACGAAGACGAGTACGGCAATTTCGATTGCATCGAAATCAAGTTAAGCAGTCGCCCAGATCTGCATGCGTTCATCCTGCTAAACCAGTTGCAGCCGCACAACCGCGACATGGTGAGCGCAGCCGAGCACGATGAAATATTTCTCGACATTGACATTGATGAACTGATGACAGTCATTACTGACGATCAGGTGCGCGACCTTGCGCGGTGCGGCATCCGTTACGACGCCGGGCTTGATTGCCTGGCGATGTTCGTCTGAGGTGCGCAATGGGATACCGAACAGTCGTAATGCTCAGCAATGACATGGCGTATCAGTGGGAGAACGACCCGGAACTCGGTCGCAAGATTAGCCGGGCGATGAGCTACGCAAACTCCCGCGAGCGAAAAGACATGGCGTCGGTAGGCGGCTATGGACAGGTTGTCGAGTGCTGTCACGCTGACAACCAAACTCTAGCCATGCTCGACGGCTACACGGCGTTCAAGCACATCGACGCCCAGCCGTGGACGCGCGGGACCGATGAAACCGGCGACGTGTTGCGCCTGCTCAAAAGCGCCGCCAACAAGCTCGGTTACCGGCTGGTGAGGAAGCCGGCGGCCTAGAAAGTGCCCCTCTCGTAAATCCATGGGCTTGTCGGTCCCCGGTCCATGGGGCGTGCTTAGCGGTGCAGGTCGGCCGCTCTTTTTCGAATAAACCTGAAACCATTCTATTGAGGCGAGTATGCCGATTAAGCCCGAGAACCGCGGCCGGTATCCGGCGAACTGGAAAGAGATCCGCGCTCGCATCCTGGCACGTGCTGGCGACTGCTGCGAGCAGTGCCATGTTCCAAACGGAGACATGATCATTCGCGGCATCGACAAGGACGCCGGCACGTTTCAGCGATTCGATGGCAACGGCGAGGTCTATGCGGCTGACGACGGGCGCTTGCTCGGACGCTGCAAGGCGTCGGAATACTGCGGCAATAAGTGGACCCGCGTCGTACTGACGATTGCTCACATGGACCACGTGCCTGAGAACTGCGACGACAGCAACCTGAAGGCGCTTTGCCAGCGCTGCCACCTTGCATATGACGCAGAGCACCACGCCGAAACCGCAAAACAGACGCGCCGCGCTCGAAAAGCAATTGGCGACCTGTTCGCCGCCTAATCCCGAGACCAATTATGACCACCATGAATACAGGCGCAGCTAACGGGGAACAGGAGGGCGATTTGTGAGCGCCGAGCACAACATCGTTTCCGTGTCTGGCGGAAAGGACTCAACGGCGTTGCTGCTGCTCGCGATCGAGCGCGGAGCCGAAAATCTATCGGCCGTCTTCGCTGACACCGGGCATGAACATCCGCAGACGATCGAATACGTTCAATACCTGAATGACAACGTATTCCCAATTCGAACGATCAAGGCTGACTTCTCGCGCCGGATTGAGGCCAAAGCGGCATTCATCGCCGAGAAGTGGCGTGAGCAGGGTATCGCAGAAGAGAAGGTGCTGCGCGCGCTGGCGGTTATGAAGCCGACCGGCAATCCGTTTCTCGACCTGTGCATCTGGAAAGGTCGATTCCCTTCGACGAAAGCCCGTTTCTGCTCTGAAGAACTGAAGCGCAATCCGATCATCGCGCAGGTTCAGCGCCCGCTACTGGATTCGGGAGCCGACGTCATTAGCTGGCAGGGCGTGCGGGCCGACGAGAGCGAGAATCGCCGCAATCTGCCGGAAAACGAGTGCAAGGAAATCGACGCCCACACCGGCGCTGAGCTTTGGAACTTTCGCCCGATCCTTCAATGGACGGTTGATGACGTATTCGCCATGCACCGTAAGCACGGCATCAAGCCGAATCCGCTCTATCAGCAGGGGATGGGCCGTGTCGGCTGCATGCCGTGTATCCATGCACGCAAGGACGAACTACTTGAGATCGGCCTGCGTTTTCCCGAAGAGATTGACCGCGTTGCTGAGTGGGAATTTATCGTCGGCGAGGCCAGCAAGCGAGATATGGCGACCTTCTTCGCGACGGCGCAATTGGCTGGCCCGCAGCAAACCTCGGACAGCGCCGACATTTCGCTTGCGACGCACGGCGTATGGCAAGCGATCGAATGGGCGAAGACAGGCCGCGGCGGCCGCCAGTACGACATGTTCCGTGTGGACGGCGAGCAAGCCGATGCACCTCTCTGCACATCTATCTACGGACTCTGCGAATGAAAATCGAACAATGCCCAACCTACTTCGCTCGTATCTACATCGCTGGCGACTTCCAAACCATCAAGCAGGTTTGTCGTGAACATTGTATGGAAATCGGCCTGTGCGTCACCGTCGAGCCGACGACCTACATCTATACGGGTGGCGAAGAATCCGGCGCTGTGATCGGACTGATTAACTATCCGCGTTTCCCATCTGAGCCGACTGAGATTCGGGCTAATGCAGAGGATTTGGCGATGAAGATCATGGAGCGCTGCTGCCAGCATTCGTTCTCGATCATGACGCCCGAAACGACGGCTTGGCATTCGCGGAGGCCGGCATGACCGCCACTACCAGCAAGCTCGGAGCAGATATGCTGACTGATGAAGAGATTTTCGCCATTGCCGACGACAACGATTCTGGCCGCGCCATGAGCGGGCGACGCCTATTCTCTGAGCGCAACCTTCTTCTGTTCGCCCGCGCGTTGCTCGCCCGCCAGCCTGCCGCTATCGACAAGCAAGAGGCGGTGGCAGATGCAATCGTCTTGGTTGCTACCAAGCACATCACCGATCCCGCCATTCGATTGCAGACAGACAAAGAGATTCGTGCGCTTCTCGCCGCCCCTCTCGTCACTGAAGCAAGCAAGCCTGCGCCATCGGTCGAGCAGGACGAGCGCGGGGCGTTGATAAACGAAGTGTTCGACCGGCAGCAAGCAGGCTTCGACAGGTGCTTTGAAGCGTTAGGCATTACGGATGATCGCCAGCGAAACTGGTCATCCCTCGTGATGGCTATCAACGATCTCATGGAGGGCCACACCGCATCACCCGCCGCCAATGTGGCGCAGGGTGCGGAGGACCCGTGCCCGCAGTGCATCCCAGGCGGCGTATGCAAAACGCCAACATGCGGACGTTTGTTGGTCCGATCAGCCGGCACGCCAGCACAGACAGCCATCACAGATGGACAGGTTGCGGCACTTCGAGCACTTGTCGAAATGTGCAAGGTTCACGGTGATTTTAGCAATGGTGTTACCGATGCTACCGGCTCTATTGATGAAGGCAACGTGCGCGCGGGGGAAATTATCGACGCTGCGGATAAGATGCTCCGCGCCCTGACCACCGTTCAATCCGCAAGCGGAGAGACGAAATGAGTGATGACCTGATTAAGCGCCTGCGATCCGATCATGGAGCCGGGGAATCGCACTGGAAAGATTGCGAAGACGCCGCCGACCTGATCGAGCAGCAATCTGCCCGTATAGCCGAGTTGGAAGCGACAATGCGGAAGCAGGCCAATGCTGCCCGATGCCTCGCCGATGCAACGATCCGTGACGCGTCGATTCGTCAAGAGTTGGCAGAGAAGGCGCGCGCCGAGTCGTCGCCGGAAGTGCTCACGTCTGAGCGACAGGCAAATGCGATGCTGACCGAGGAAAACGAACGGCTTACCGCCCGCCTCGCCGAACTCGAAGCGCAGATCGCCACTGTAGCGCCAGCCGTCGATGCGCAGCCGGGATGGATCAGCGTCGATGAGCGGATGCCGGATGAAGGGCAAAGCGTCGCGTTCGTGGTCAGCAGCGCGAGCCCAACTTTCGCTTATTTAAACGGACGGGTACTCGGCGGATATTTCGGCCATGTCGCTAGGCATCCGACGTTCAGTGTTCCGGGACTGGGACTGCGCGCATCGCATTGGATGCCGCTTCCGACTCCCCCTCATCAGGACCCGCAGTGACTGACGCAATACAACGAATCTTGACTACCACTCGTAGAGACTGGGGTGTGAAATGAACTCGACTCTGAAGCGACTTGAAGCACAGTTCAATGCGCCTTTGCTACCCATCGAAACGGTACGGCTGAACTTCTTTCCGCACCTTTCCGAGGACACGTTTAACCGGCGCGCGCGTGCGAATGACCTGGGATTCCCGATTGTCCGGGCTGACCGGTCACAAAAGGCCGCCATGTTCGTGCATGTAGAAGACCTCGCCGAATACCTCGAATCCAGGCGTTCGGCAGCCGTTCGCGAGCGCGCTATGCTTACGTCCCATGCGTGACAAAATCGAGCCACTTCCAGTCTTTGTACTTGTCCCCCGTCTGCCGAACATGGGTATATCGCTGAAGGCTTTGCCATGTGGCATGCCCTGTCACCGCGGCGACGTGGGGTATCGTCAAGCCCATCTCGAACAAACGGCTTGCGGCCTCATGTCGTAGGTCATGGAATCTCAAGTCGCCAATCTCCAGAAACCTGCATGCCCTCGCAAATATCGTTGACACTGACGGCGCGTTGTACGGGAATATGCGCTCGTCCTTCCTGGGCTGTGCATCAATGATCCGCTGAGCTTCTGGCGTGAGGTCGCAATAGACGTTGTTCGTCAGCTTCTTTTCGGGGTTTTTCATCTGCCGAACGAGCACACGACCCGGCTCTACATCTTTCCACAGTATTCTGCACGTCTCTCCCTGCCGCCGGCCGCTGAAGATCGAAAACACGATCAGCGCGACCATAGGCACCCCTCCAGGTTGCCTCGCTTCCACTTCCCTGAAGTAGCTCAGGATCTTTTCCAGTTCTTCCAGAGAAGGACGCCGGTTCCTTTCCGCAGATTTGGCAGTAGATCCCAGCTTCTTCAAAACCACCGCGGCGTCTTCCATCTGCTGCTTATGCAACGGATAACCCCAGGCCGCCTGAGCTACCCTGAAGACCGGAGACAGGTGCGATATGTAGGTCCGCTTTGTTGGCGGCTTGCAGTTGAGCGTATTCACCCAGTCCACCAGTGCAACGCTGGTCACTGCACTGCACTTCAGTTCGCCGACATCTGAAGCCGCGATCGTCTCCAGTATCCGGCGCTTCGTCTTACCGACATGGCCCGTGGATTCCTCCAGATACTTATTCACGACCTCGGACAGCTTGGGATCAGGGCCCATGTTCAGGGCGCCAGGACGATGCAATTCAGCCTCGCGCATCGTCATCCATTTCTGCGCTATTGCCTTCCGCTCGAAGGTCTTTGACTCGCTATGCACGACCTTGCCGCCACGCTTGATCCTGATTTGCGCGGTGTACACTAAGCCGCTTTTTGTGGAGCGCGGGGTGATTGTTCCCATGGGGCATATCCTCGGTGCTTATGGACAAAAATTTAGCACCGAATTTAGCACCGACTCCGAAAATAAGCACTAGAATGTAGTCTGAACGTTACGAAACGTCACTGAATAACGACCAACAAAAGAGGCTGAAGTCCAATGCAGGCAATGAACAACCGGCTGAAAGCATTGCCAGACGGGGAAGAGAAGAAAGTATGAAGACCGATCCCGAGTCGGTCGAACACGGCTTACTGTAGTGAATCTGGCGGGTTCATAAGCACTTTTTAAGCACCGAGACTATTCCTGATTCTCGACAGGTTCTCTCGGCTCATCGCCCGTAAAGCCGCGGCTACGGTATTTGTAGCTCAGCGCCGATGGTTCCCGTGCGCCCGTGCGCCGGCAGAATCGCCACGTCGCCACGACAGCGTAAAACTCGGCGTCATACCGTTTCAGGCCACCATCAATCTCCATGATCGCAGCGCGCTCAAGCAGGTATTCAGTGGCGTTTTCAGCATCGTCGTCCATGCTGGCATTCTATCCGCTGTCCCGAGACCTCTGCCGCCAACGCTGATATCATCCCGGCAAAATCATATTACGAGAGCCGCATGAAGCGATTGTCCCCCGCCGCGCTGACCTTTTTCACGATAGTCATTCTCGGCAGCATTTTTTCAGCCCTGATACCGCCGATGCAGTCGCCGGATGAGAACGACCACATCAAGCGCGCATACCTGCTGTCGGTCCTGTCGCACACGGTCACCGAGCCGGGAAAATCCACTGGCGGCTATTTTGACGATGCGTTGCAGC